ACTTAGACCGTTACAACGGGGACCACCGAGAGTTCAAGCACCCTACAAAAAAGGGTGTTGTAACTGTCAACGGCAAGACTTCAACATCTATCTGCGGATGGCTCCTCAGTAGTATTGAACGGCAGTCGGGGCTTAGGTTCTGACAAACTGGGGTGGAGCTGAAGCTCCGCCCCTCCCCCCACACATTCGAAGCTGACGCTTGTTTTGATATTCGACAAAGTAAGGTGGCGGTCGTGGCTGCCACCTATTTTAAGATTAACATATAAAACAATATATTATGAACAATGTTGTGATTAAAGCTGCCCGTACTGATGGCGGCTACTGTTGCGCTTGCGACTTACTGCCGGGTTGGGTCGTTGCCTATGATGGCGACATTGACGGTTTTAAGGAGTATGTCCAGGAGAGTGTTGACTTCTGGCTCGAAGGCAGACGTAAAGACGGTGATGTATACCCGGAGGTGTTTGACGGTGAGTATAGGCTCGTCTACGATTTTGATGTAGCTACGTTGCTCGACTACTATCGTGGCATATTCTCGTTTGCCGCTCTTCAGTCAATAACGGGCATCAACCAGAAGCAGCTCTCACACTATGCGAGCGGCTTGTCGAAGCCGCGCCATCAGCAGGTGGAGAAAATAAAGTCGGGTCTGCGCCGACTTGCCAAGGATATTGAAATGGTCACTGTTTAATAAATTCAACACCGCCGCCCGACCATGCGGCACCATGATCGCTGCAAGTTTCTAATTTCGCAGCATTCATTATATTAAAGAGCTTATTGGAGCCCTCGGTGCGTGACGCATCGAGGGCTTTTTATTTCCATTTCTCTCCAATTCTCGCCAAATTGGAGCGTTTTCCTCGCAATTCTTCAAAAATTCCTCGCAAATTCCTTGCACGTTCAGATTTTTATCTCTACCTTTGCCATCGCTACGATATCCATGCGGAGCACTCCGCATGAACAAAGGGCGAGACGATATGTTCAAGCCCAACCAACTTTTTCTAAACGTTGTGGGCTTATTTTTTTGCCCATAACCTGCCGCATCGATACGAGGGTAATTCGCCCTTTGTTCATGCGGAGCACTCCGCATAGTGTGGAGATGCAGAAAGACAGAATACGGCGGTTCGCCTTCCACGTGTTTTTTAGCCCTTTGTGGCGGAGAGCATGGATGTTGTAGCAGACGAGGAAGTGCGAGCCGCTTTTTTCGTACCCCTACGTCAACCCGCGCCGGGCGGATCCCGGCAATAAGGCTACAACATCCTATATTATGCAAACATCTGCATCTATCCAGCGCACCGCTCAACTGCGCCCGTTTAGCATCAGCACCGCCTCCGTTAAGGCGTGGCTCAACGGAAAGAGCAAGTTTTACACCACAATCTGCGAGTTCGAGGTGACACGCCGCGAGGTTCTGCGCGTTCATGCTGCGCTTCTGTCTCTCGGCGTTGGCGCCATCAGCGCCGAGAGCAGCATCCTCGCCGCCCTCTGCTGTGTAGTCCTCTCGGGCTACAACGTCTACAAGTTAAACCAGGAGGAGAAAGGAGGCGAAGCATGATAACCAACGACAACACGCAGCAGGCACAGCAGGCGCAGCAGCCTGAGACTGCAGAGGTTTTCGAGTGCGCAACAACAGACATCGTACGCAACCTTGACAAAGATATCAAGCGAGGCGAGATAACCGGCATCATAGAGTTTTTGACCAACGTCGGCGAGCATCTGTTACAGAGAGCACGTAACGGCTCGATGGCAGACCTTGAGCTGCAGGAGTACAAAGACTACTTCTACGACCTCGAGATTATCGACTACGTGATAGGCTATTTCAAGAGCCTGAACCGCAACTGCCCGACCAAGCTCAAGCCAGAAAGGAGGTGTGACACATGGGGAAGATAGGTTTTATGCAATACTTCGACAACGACGATGATGACAAAAAGCAGAAACGACCTGCCAAGGCTGCCGCGTCAGAGACTGAAGACGGTGCCTGGTTCCGAAAATACTTCACCGAAAATTATGCAACTCACGGCGAGCGGCGACGCGTCGTTCTCCGCTCTTCTCGTGAGATTGTCTACGCCCTGCGCAACACATACCCACTCACCGAAGAAGAGGTGACCGTCTACATGCAGCAGCTCGGCTACAGCGCCGTCACGATAGACGGCGAACCGCTCTGGCGGATATACGAACTTGAAGACATTGAGCTATAATCCCGATAAATACATTTTTTGTCCTCGCGGCGCGTTCTATGTGAATAGGGCGCGCCGCTTTTTGTGTCCTACGGCCAACACTATATTATATATAACTTTGTGGTGTACTAATCATCAAGGCTCTTTTTATGCTATTAAATAGAATATTAATGTCTTACGGTTACGACAGCGTCGCCGCCCTTATGTCGAGCATATTTCCTTCGACGAAATACGTCAGCATAGGGCAGAGCGTCGCACTGTCGTCCGTTTGGGGCGTCATCTGCTCGGTGCTCGGCATCTGGCCGATACTCGCACTCGCTATGATCTTCGTGATGGTCATTGAACTCGTGTCGGGCGTCACCGCAAGCCACAAGCGCATGGAACACTTCGAGAGCTCCAAGTTCTCGCGCTTCGTTCTGAAGCTGTTCATCTGGTTCTCGCTCTTCGTGTCATGCCAGATGTTCTCCTACTTCGCTGCACAGTACGGACACAACACGCTGCAGTGGATGGTGGGTGCATGGTTCTTCGACGTGCTTACCGTCATACTGATGATGGCGTTCGTTGTTGAGCATACCACCTCGATACTCGAGAATATGGCGTGCATCGACGGCAGGGAGAAGAGTTACTACATCGACGTGGTGAAGCGCGTGGCAGCTACGGCTATAGACCGCATCACACACTCGCCTTCTCGCAGAAGTTAGTTTGTTGTTTTTTTAAATAAGCTTTAATAAGTTAACTATTTCAATCGGTTATGATTCGTTTCAAGTGGCTTGCCATTTTACTCGCGTTTCTAACAACCTTTGCTGTTGCCTTCGCTCTCGGTCGTTGCACCGGGGCGAAGGTTTCGGCAAGACTCCCTTCTCGCTACGATCCGCAGTACACCCTACCCGTTACCGTGGACACCAAATACGTGCCGATGCCAAGAGATACGGTTCGCATTGACGTACCTGCAGAGGTAGACACAACAGCCATACTCGCAGAGTATTTTTCAAAACATATCTATCGCGACACACTGCGCGCCTCGGCTCCGGGCAAGCTCGGAGGCAGTGCTGAAGCGATTGTCGTCGACACCATTACCCAAAACGTGATAGCAGGCCGATCAGTGCGCCTCACGTTCACACCAAATAGACTCGCGACGGCTAACTCCGTAGGCGTGCTATCCACGTTCGGGCTTAACCACATGGCGATCATGGCGGAGTACCGCTACGACCGCTGGGCGTTCTACGCTGGCTACAACTTTACCGAGCACGCTCCTCTCGCCGGCGTAGGCTACAGATTATTCCGTTGGTAACAGTTTCTTTCCATATATACCATAGCAAAATGCCTACACTTGCATCACTTCCTCTTCTCATTTTTTCACCCTCAGCCGACGACATCACCATCAAGGCTGAGGGTGATGTTGTGCTTACGACAACCATCACAGCAGACAGCACTACCCTTTTCGACTTCTCTTCCTCCTACGCTCCAGGCCCAGATGGCTGCGTCCACGTTGAGCGTCTATCTGAGCTCGTCAACACCGCCATACTCGCCAGCTTCAAGCCTTCTACCATGCTTACGCCGGGCAGCCGCTCGGCGTCGTGCGAACTAAAGCTCACAGCCAACGGCGAGAGCAAGCAGGTTCATGCGCTCTATATGACGCGACTAATTACAGAGATTAAGCCTATGTTCGCCACGCTGCTGCGCCGCCGTCGCGTGGTTCCGGGTTCTCCGCAGCCGGTGAGCATACTCACGGCAGGCGCCAGCGGCCTGACACTGCAGGTGGGTGCTGCCTACAAGCTCAACAAGGGCGGCTTGGCATGGCGCGAGGTCACGGTAGAGGTAGACTGCTCGAACGACTACTTCGTTTTCCTTGCCGACATTGACGAGGTGAAGCAAGTGACATCGGCTCCCATCGGCACGCTGCTCTACTATACGATCGTACTTCTTAAAGACGGCAAGCAGGCTGACAAGATTTCTTTCGACATCGACAACAAAACGCGTCCTTCGCTTGCCACACATTTCGTTTATCTCAATTTGTTCGGCGTGCCAGAGAGCTTCACGTTTCGCGGCAAAGATACCGAAGAGCAAGAGCTGGAGAGCGACTTCGGCTATGCCAACAACGAGTATATACAGCTCAACGCGCAGCTCGTTGAGAGTCACAAGGCTAACACGGGGTGGCTCAGACCAGCGGAGAAAGACGTTGTCTACGGGCTTATGGGCTCGCATTACTTGATGGTCTACGCCGATGGCACGCTGCGACGCGCTACGATCACAGAAGTAGACTCCTCAATCTCGCGTCCGACCAACGAGCCTGCAAACGTGTCAATAACATGGCGATATGCCGACAGACGCCACATGCAGATGCCAGTCGTTACGCCTGACACCGGCAAGGGCGCCATCTTTGCTAAACCTCCTTTCGACAAAACCTTCGACTAATATGGCAGATACACAAAAGACAATGTACGCAAGCACGATGCTTGCAGATCTCGACATACGCACCGACCGCTTCGGCCGCCGGCGTATTTTCTCTATCAAGTTCACCACAAAAGACGGCAAGCTGCGCTTCATTCCTACCGCCTATGCAACGGGATGCAAGGGTATGGATATGAAGCGTCACCGCTTTCGCGGTATCCAGCCCTGCGACTGCAAGGGCAACCCGGAGCTGCACGTTTTTCCCGTGAAGATTACAAACATCATCGAATACAACTCACACATAATAGACTGGAGCAATGGATATTCTGTATAACAGCGAGGGCGTGCCGCTCATGATGAGCAGCGATACCGCCTTCTACGATACAAAGGTAGACCGCACCGCCTCTGACGAGCGACGACGGGTACTTTTCCCTTACGACGACACACGTCACGACTACATCGTCGTAGGCGAGGAGCGTGTGCTGGCGTGGGGGCGCGATAACTTATTCCCCACCAAAGCGGCGGAGATAGTGCGCACGACCACGGTGCTCAACACCGGCTTGCGATTTCTACGCAACCTGACGATGGGTCAGGGCATCTTTGCCTGCCGCGTTAAGGACTACAACGACAAGGGTGACGAGATTCTCGAGCCTATCGACGACAATAACATACAGCGCTTTGTGAGCTCGCGAATAGTGCGCAGATACATGGAGAAGACTCTGCGCGACTTTTTGAAGGTGGGGTGCTCGGCGGTGCAGCTCGTGCCTAACGCAGCCGGCAACAGCATCCTCGGTCTCAACACTATCAATAGCGAACACTTTCGATTTACGGAGCCGTCAGATGCACTCGGTTCGCAGAACTGCGTAGTCAGCGGATCATGGGATTTGTCGCCGTCGAGCTACACGGTGCTACCACTGCTCAACGACTACTCGCCGGAGAATCACGCTGAGCTGTTGCGCTTCATGGGCAAGCTGAAGCAGGGCATGGTCTACCCGGTGCGCGACTCCTGGTCTAACGACGACATCTACGGCGAACCGATTTGGTGGCCAGCGTATGTTGCAGGCTGGGTTGATATCGCTCACCTCGTGCCGCAGTTCCTGAAGAAGGCGTACAAAAACCAGACAACCTGGAAGTGGCACGTACAGATACCTTACTCGTATTGGGATAAGAAATTCCCTGCCGCCGACTTCAAAAACAATCCGGAGCTACGCAAGGCTGCTATCAACAAGTACATGGATGAGATCGAGCGCAACCTGCTCGGCGCGCAGAACGCAGAGAAGCCTATCTTCACGAACTACGCCGTGAACGAGATGAACGGTCGCATCGAGGAGGAGTGGAAGATCACTCCGCTCTCTAACAAATACTCGGCTGGCCAAGAGAATCTCGTGACATCGGCTGCTGCCAACTCGGAGATACTCTTCGCACTCATGGTGAACCCTAACGTGCTGGGCGCAGGCATGCCGGGCGGCTCGTACGCTGGCAACCAGGGCGGCTCGAACATACGCGAGGCGTTCCTCGTAAACATAGCCAACTCGTGGATAGACCGCCAGAACCTGCTCGATCCTCTGCAGCTGTATCTGCAGCTCAACGGCGTGCCTGACGACGTGCAGCTGCGTTACCGCAACACTATACTGACCACGCTCGACACCGGAGCTGGCACATCACACCAATTATCTTAAAACTTTACGACTATGCTATTTTCTAAAGAAAATTGGGATAACGGCAAGCAGATTTCGCCTTTTGTGCCCGTATCCTCATCGCTGTCTTTTCAAAAGATGCAGGCGCCGCTCGACGGTGCGGAGCAGCAGTTTCTGCGTCCGCTCGTCGGCGACGCCATGACCGACCGCATACAGTCCGTCTGCGACAACATGCCCGAGGGCGACGTGCTCGCTCCGCAACTGCTGCAGATAGCTCGACGCGCCGTTGTAAACCTCGCCTTCTGGCACGACTTCGACGCTCTCAACCTACGCATTACAGACCAAGGCTTCCAGCGTCAGGGTTCGGGCGACTGGCAGGGCGCATACAAGTATCAAGAGGACAATCTGCGCGCCACATTCAAGAACCGCGGTTTTAACGCCCTCGACTTTCTGCTCGACTTCCTCGACGATCATCTCGACGTTTATCCGGAGTACAAGCAGTCGAAGTGCTACACCGACCGCAGCTGTGCCATCGTGCGCTCTCCGCGTGAGGCGAACCAATTCGTGTTTATCAACTCGTCGCACATAGTGTTCATGCGCCTGCAGACAGAGTTCCACACCGTAGAGGAGTATGACCTCTGCGCCATCCTCGGCGAAGATCTCTACAAGCGACTGCGCCGCTGGCTTGACGGCTCCGAAGAGTTCCCGGAGTGCATCTGCACGCTCAACCAGTTCCGCCTCGCCTGCGCCGACTACGTTGTCAAAAAGGCTGCTGCACGCCTGATGCGCCAGACGGGCACGCTCACCGAGCGCGGATTGTATTTCGAGGCTATCACAGCAGGCAGCTACGGCAATGAGACCATGTCGCAGGCTTCTGACAGACAGATAGGCGACCGCTGCGCTCTTGCAGAGGTTGACGCACATCGAGCCGAAGCCTCGCTCAAGGCATTCATTAAAAATTATATGGGCGACGTTGTCGGGTGGCAGACAAGCATCGGACCGCTGCGTGACAACGACGACAAAAACGCTTTCTTTACTATGTAGGCAAATATGAAGCATATCAAAGTGACATTCGGCAAGAAGGTATACGAGCATGAGATACCGACGCGGTGGGATGAGCTCGACGCCGAGGGCTTGAAGCTGGCAGCGAGAATATGGTCGGGCGCCGTGCCGCGCGATGTGCTCCTCGCGCAGTTCTTCGGTTTGCCCGATAAGGTGGTTGAGTCTATCGACGACTACCTCATCTACTGCCTCATGCAGCTCACGACGTGGCTGCAACGTCTCGACGACGATGTTGACAACTTCAAGATAGAACAGCTGCCAGATACTGAATACCTATCACCAGGTCCGCGTCTGAGCGGCTGCACGCTTGAGCAGTTTATGATAGCCGACACCAACTTTCAGCGATATTCTATAAGCCAAGATGCAGATCATCTTACTTACTTCATCGCTTCGCTCTACAATGCGAAGGCGCGAAGCGACAACGGCATGGAGCAGAAGATCGCAGCGGTGGAGCAGCTACCTGAAGATGTGCGCCAAGCGGTATTCCTGAATTTTATTCTTATACGCCGATGGCTCTCGCGCTCGTACCCCCACCTCTTTCCGCCTGCGCAAGCTGATGACGAGGAAGAGGAGGAGACCGACAAACAGCCGAAAAAGCCTCGCCCTACAGACTGGCTCGCCATCTTCGACGCGTTCATGGGCGACGACGTTGCGTTCATCGACCGCTACAAGCGGCTTCCTGCTCTCGATGCTTTTCGACTTATGAACCGACGCATCAAACAGTCAAAACAACCTCAATAACACAGAAAAGTATGACAATACAAACCGTCGCAAAATATCTTGAGCAGCTGTGCAGAGAGCACTCGCTTGTCAATCATTCAGACGATGCACCGCATTTCGTCAATCTGAACGACGACAAGCGCAACACCGCTCTCGCTGGTGATTTGCTCTACCCTGCCGTTTACTTCGAAGCTACAGATTTTCAGCTGACCGCTTCTTCGACCTCCGTGTCACGCATCTACACGTGTCACATCGAGGTGTTCGCACATGTTGCCGACACGGGCGACTACGCAGAGGTGGAGCAGGCTCTGTCCTTAACAGCACAGATAATAACAGATATCTTTGTACGTATGATGCACGACCGCATGGCACGCAAACAAGAGCACAAGTGGCTGTTGCTTCTCGATCCTGACACCCAGGTCAAAGTGCTACCGCTCCAGAACGAACAGAATGCGCTGTATGGCTGTATGGCAGAGTTTGCAATACCATTGCCGGGCTGCATCACGAATAGTTTAAACAATTTCAAACAAATAGAGCATGGCTAAGAATTACGATACACTTAAAACGCAAGCCGAGACAATCCGGACAAATGTGCTTCCGGAGTCAAACACCGCTGGTCTCGTCGGTCAGATGTTCAAAGACCTCGTCGACCGCGTCGAGTCTACCGACACGGCCATCACCGAGAGAGCTGCGTCAGCAGCCGCTGCAGCCGAAGCTGCTGCAGGCACGGCGAACACTGCAATAGCAGCTGCCAACGAAGCCAAAACCGCCGCAAAATCGGCTTCAGATGCAGCAGACACAGCGGCTACAAATTCATCTTCGGCGCTAACAAAAGCCGACGCAGCGAATAACACGTCGCAGAAGGTCAAAAACGACTTCGAGACGCTTGTTGATAACATAGGTTTCCCCGAAGGCCTCACGCCTCTCAACGAGTCAGGCAATGTCGATGTGGGGTATTTGCCTCCGTGTGCCTTTGATGTATTGCCTTTCAAAAAGTCGGTGACGGGCGTCAGCATAGAGAACGGGTCATCGAACAAAAGTTCAACAGACGACGACTGCTACGTTGTTTTCGAACCTGCGAACAAGCGTTTTCTGCTATACGTCGCAGCTTACAGCGGTTCGCTGATATCAACGGCGAAATACTACATGAACTGGCTCGACCGAAAACTATATTATGATGATAACAACATCAGTCGCCGCAAGTTATTTCTCAATCAGTCGAGCGGCAAGCTGTACTACTTCGACGGCACAGACCTTAAGCCTATCGACGCAAGGCTGCAGCTGGGCAAGACTTCTGAGGATGCCTACCCCGGCGCGGAGGGCACGAAACTGGAGCAGCGCATCGACGCAGCGGAGAAGGCGCTTGCAGGGCTTAAGATACCAAAACTCGTGGCTTTGACTGAGGCCGCTTATGCGCAGCTTAGCAAGAAAGACGAGAACACGTACTATATGCTGACGGAGGAATAGACAATGATCATCATCAATGGCAAACAGATTTCGGTCATCCGGCACGGTGAGAAGGCGATAAGCGCAGTTTACAAGGGTGCGACGCTTGTATGGCAAGCGGTGCGCAGCTGCTTCGGTGCAGGTCGATGGATCGGCGGCAAGCCCTGGCTTGGTAAAGAAGGCTGGCGGTACGGCAAAAAATAACGCATTAATCATTATAATATGGCACAGATAATAAACACACCTATACCTGACATGAAGACGCCGTGGGAGAACTACAGCGGTGAGCAGGTAGAAAAATTTCTGAAAGAGCAGCTTGCTGAGCTTGGCACCAGGATAGACGGCATCGACATAGCCAAGGGCTCCTATCTTGCTTTGCTGAATGTTGACGAAGCCACCAACATGGCGTCAGTAGGCATTTTTGCATCGTCTGCGGCTTACTCGGAGTGGTCTAAGGACAAGGAGGGCAAGGCGCACCTTCTGCTGTCGAGCGTGGAGATACCTATGGGTAGCGGCGGCGGTAGCGGCGAGGCATCCTACATCGTAAAGCTCGTGAACAGCGGAGCGAGAACCATTACGGCTACTAAAAAGAGCGACCTCGTAGCGAAGATACGCTTCACATCTCAGCTCTACGACCCCTCTGACAAGAGTCTGCAGGACACAAACGAGGACGCGGTACTGCAGATTGAGACGAAACTATCGACCGCTTCGGAGTGGAAGGTTGCAGGCACGCTTACTATCGTATCGCAGCCAACAGCGGACGCAGAGGCCTGCACTACCATCGACCTCTCGCCCTATTGCGTGGACGGCACGCAGTCGGTGCGCATGATTGCCACTGGCAACACGTCGGGCAAGAAGACTCCGTTCGTCAATATCACAGTGACACTCACAAACATTCAGATTGAGTATTCTGCTAAGTGGGAGAATCAGTTTGAGTATAAAGCCGTGGCTCCGACTATCACCATACCGGTACGCGTATCGGGCAGTATCGACAAGACGCTGCACATGAAGGTGACATCGCAGAACAAGAAATACACCAAGGAGTATGACTATGCGCTTGGCAAGGTGGTGTTCTCGGAGACCCCATACAACGCTACCATTGACCATCCGCAGGAGCACGGCGTATTTACCATCGAGACGTGGGTGACATCAGGCGAGACTGTGAAGACAGAGCCGGTGACGCTGAACATTATGTGCTCTATGCCGGGTACCACAACACCATTGCTTGTGCTTAACGACATAGCGAACCCTATCCAGAACTGGAGCAATGTCACCGCTTTCAGCTACGCTATCTACAACCCTCAGGAGGATAGCACAGACATCAGCTTTGTGCTAACGAATCTCGAAAGCGAGAAGGTGATATACAGCGAGCAGGTGCTGGGCGTGAAGAACAACGAGGCTGCGCAGCTCATCTTTGACCTCGAAATCGAGACTGCTGACAACAACAACTTCCCTGCCTCGATGTCGTTCTCATCGGGCAACATCGTGCTGCGTGACCCGTGGCGCGTGGTTATTGACAACTCGGAGAACTTTGCACCGACATCAGGCGCTGACTTCTATCTCAATCCACGCACTCGCAATAACAGCGAGAAGGCTCCTGGCACTATTGTCAATCAGTCGAACGGCGAGCTGGTAGATGCTACGTTTGAAGGCTTCAGCTATATCAGTGACGGTTGGGTAGTGGACAAGGAGACTAATTCTCGATGCCTCAGAGTGCTCGATGGCGCGAAGGTGGCTATTGAGTATGACGCTTATTCTGATGATACACCAGCGCAAGGTCTTACTATCGAGCTAGACTTTGCTACGCGCAACGTGACAGACGAGAGCGGCATACTTCTGCAGATGGGTACGAAGTCGACTGTCGATGACTATCTCGTAGGTCTTTGGGTGAAGGCGCAGGAGAGCTGCTTTATGACCGCCCAGAAGCGTGTAGATGGTTCGCAGAACTGGATTTACCAGAAGGACAAGCGAACACATGTGGCGGTGAACATCGTGCCGAACCTCTACAACCAGGGCACAAACTATGTGCGCGTGTTCATTAATGGCATTATCAGTCGTGAGTTCACGTATGCCAATAACGACAAGTTCTGGCAGGCGGTGGACGGCATAAAGAAGACCGGCGGTATTGTAATCGCTCCGCAGGGCGCTGACATAGATGTGTATGCTCTGCGTGTATACAAGCGTTCACTCTCGGCTACAGATATTCGTCAGAACTACCTCGCTTCATTCCCGACCGTTGCCGAAAAGAAGGCGTTTAAGGCTAAAAACGACATCCTGGGCGAGAATGGTCTTATCTCTTACGCAAAAGCCTACGAGAAGTACAACACGCTATTGTACAAGGGCAAGATTCCTTCGCTTAAGGAACCGACCGCTACGGTGGGCGATGTGGTGGTGCATAAGGTGGGTGATCCGCGGCACTCAGGCACGCTGCATAATATGACTCGCAAGGGTCAGGGCTCTACATCGAAAAAGTATTGGACTTGGAATATTCAGAGCGACTTCAAGCAGGCTGACTCGAAGTGGATTGACGAGACGGGTGTAGACCACGGCAAGTGTTATCAGAATGCGGACGGTCTGCCTATGGCTGTGAAGCTCGTAGACAAGCGAAATTGGGCGTCCTCGCCTCAGAGTCACAAGATGGGCGCGACAAAGATGTACAACGACCTTTACTACAAGGTGGTGGGTAAAAATGAGTTCAACGAGGCACTGGGCATGGAGAACAGCCGCGTCGCAGTGTACGAAGACCCGTTCCTCGTGTTCAAGCAGGAGCCAGAGGACGCTGAGCCGGTATTTGTCGGCATGGGCACATTCGGCTCCGGCAAGGGCGACAAGCCGACCTTTGGCTATGACAAAGAGAATACGTCAGACTTCCTGATGATTGAAGGCTCAGACAACAACCCGCGCCTTACAAAGCATCAGATACCTTGGATTGAGGGCGATGTAAACTACGACGAAGCAGAAGAGGGTTACGTTTATGCCGGCACGACGTGCTGGGATTACGACCTTGGCAACTTTAATACCATCTCTCGCTTCATCGAGGCGTTCAACTTTGTGTATCTACACAGTAATCGTATCAAGCCTTTCAACGGCACATATGCACAGCTGAAGGAGGCTAAAGACCTTGACATCAGCTATTGCTACTGGGTGACAAAGGCGGAGAGTGGTTCGGCTCGCTACGACTTGTACTTCTATGAAGAGATACTGAAGGCATGGGTTCCGGGCGGCACATCGAAAAACCTCGACGGCTCGCACGCTACGCTGAACCTTAAGACGCAGATGGCTGACTATCTGCCCAGCGACTTCGCATCACACGAGACCTACATCGAGTGGGATAAGGTGAACGAGGACTTTATCGAGGCGCGCAAGAAAGAGTTTGGCGCGAAGATTACGAACTACTTCCACAAGCGCGACATTCTATTCTTAATGTGCGTAATGAAGCTGATGGCGGCTTGTGATAACCGCGCCAAGAACACCTACTTCAGAGTGCTCAACAATACTTCGCTTATCCGCGCCGTGCAAGACGACCTCGACTCTATTCTTCCGGTGGACAATCAGGGCAAGCTGACTAAGCCATACTGGGTAGAGGAGCATGACTTCGACAACTCGTTGGGTAAAAACTACTGGAACGGCGAGGACAACGTGTTGTACAACATGATGGAGGCCTGCTTCGCTACAGAGCTGCGCTCGATGATGAAGGAGATACTTGACGCGATGGCGGAGCTTGGCGGCGGTTCTGTTGAGGGCTGCTGGGAGAAATACTTCTTCAGCACGAACCAGTATTTCCCTGCGGTGGCTTACAATGAGATGGCGCGTGTCGGCTACGAGTACGCTCATTATCAGATGGAGATAGGCAACTACAATAATGACACCGACCCTATCACGCAGTCGCTCGGCTCGCAGGAAGAGGGCGAGCGCCAATGGTGCAAGGACCGAACCATCTACATGAGCAGCTATGCCAAGTACGGCGAGTTTAACCCTCAAAATCCGTCGGGCGGCAACATCAACTATCGCTCAACGGAGCAGATGACGGTGAACTTCGACCTAACGATGGCGATGTGGCTTTACCCTGTAGTCACTATCGGTCAGTCTACCATCTTCGACGGTCAGCGCGTGAAGGCTGGCGACAAGATCAGGGCTACTGGCGTGACTGACTCGAACACTCAGAACATCGTGTGCGGCGTGAACTATATGAGTGACATCGGCACATGGTATGACAAGCCAGCCAACGAGACCTTTGCCTTCAACGGCAAGCGCATACGCAGCCTTATTGCTGGTAGCGACACTAAGAGCGACATACACCTCAAAGCTACGAGTGTGGGCATCACTCCGCTTGCTGCGCTGCGCACGCTTGACGTGCATAACCTCGCAACATTGACGGGTACGCTTGACGCATCGAAGAACACACGCCTGCAGAGTATAGACGCACAAGGCACTAAGCTGACTGATGTCTCGCTCCCTACGCAGGAGTTCCTTAAGACGGTGAAGCTGCCTGCTACTATGACCGACCTGCACCTTGACGGACAGAGAGGCTTGGAGACACTGACGCTTGAGGGCTACGCCAATCTGCAGAACGTATATCTCAATCAGGCTACATGTCCACGCATTGATGCTCTCGCACTCATCGAACAGATGAACAAGAGTACGCAGATAGCATCCGTGACTATCCTAGGTGTTGACTGGCAGGACGTGTCTGTCGAGACGTTGACATGGCTCCTCGACAAGCAGGCTAAGCTGACCGGCAGCATCACGCTTTCTGAGAATGTTACGGTTGATGCGACATTGAAGATGCGCATGGTGGGTATGTGGGGCAACGTTGACGACGAGAACAATGCGCTGCGTGTGACATACACAAAGAACGAAATCATCAGTGCTTCGCTCACCGGCGTGTCGTACTATCCGCAAGAGGGTCGCTACACGCTGAAACTCGCTGTTGCACCAAAGAACGGCAATGATATTGTGCTTGTGTCCTGGAAGATGACAGAGAGCAGGTTTGCGACCATCGACCCCAAGACCGGTGTTATCACTGCTACAAAGACTGGCACAAAGGAGAATAACGATAAGGCTACCGTGACCGTGACGTTGCAGTTGTCAAACGGCAAGGTCATCGAAACCACGCGAGAGGTTTATTTCTATGCTTACGAGGCGCAGCTGGGCGACTATATCTTTGCAGACGGCACTTATGGCAGTGACGTAGACCTTACAGACTCAACGCCGATCGGCATCATCTTCTACATCGACCCGACACGCACGTGGGCTATCGCCGTAGCACTGAAAGACATCGGTAGCAGAGTGTGGGGCTTGTACAACAACGCCGGCGACAAAAACAACGGTATGGCTGGCATCAAACTGGAGAGCAACGCTGTGTATAATGTGTACGACCTGCCACTCATACAGAATATCTCGCAGAGCTACACTGTCAATGATGCGAATATGCGCGACGAGGCGAATACTGCCAACGACGGCTTCAAGGAGTACGACGACCTTAACACTATCAGTGACATTGGCTTCGACGAGATTACCGATGTGATGTGGAATACCAGCGTCGGACACACCATCCTCGGCGAGTATCTCGGCAAGGTAGGTCTACGAGTCGGCGACAAGGTGGCGCGCGGTCAGCTGCACACGCTGAAGATAATAGCGCATCGCGACTATATTCTTCAAGACGTTAATGTCGGCTTGCCGATACCAAAGCGCACAGACTCTCAGACGATGGCAGAGAATCTCGCGAGTTGCATATCGGCTGTGCAGGCTTCGCACGCCAACGCCTCGAAGTATCAGCAGTATTACTATCCTGCAGCGAGCTATTGTCACGCCTATGTGCCTGCCACCGACAAGCCAGGCGAACAGGTAGCGGAGAAGTTCGGTGAGGGGCGCTGGTCGTTGGCATCAATCGGCGAACTGTCTCGTTGCACGTGGTATCACCTTAAAGGCTATGTCGTAGGTGCTAATCATAACATTTTCGCCAAGGGTGCCGCCGACCTGCGTTTTGTTAAATTTAACACTTCGTGGCAGTGGTCGTCTTCAGAGTATACGGAGACTCATACGTGGTATCAGCAGCCGTCCAGCGGCCAGACCGGCGGCAACGGCATTAAGGCCTATGGCTATCAGGTGCGTCCGGTCGTCGCATTCAAACTTTAACATTTCGGGCGGGGCGGCTTTCCGCCGCTCCGCCGATAACAAACACACATTGCAAGCCGTCATTTTGGCGGAGTAACATTTATATGAAAGCGAGTCAATCTTCAATTTATCGCAAGTTAGAGAAGCTGCTTGGCAGCCTGATGCAAGTATCGGAGCGTATTCCGAAAAATGCAGCAGGTCTACAGACGGTCACGTCAAGATGTGTTAACGAAACCATCGACGCGTTGTCGGTCTGCGAGTACGCTCTCAATACGAGCGACATTAGCCAACGAGTAGAATATATTGCAGCCCTCATCCATTCCATGACCATCATCAAGACGATTGTACGTCAGTTGCATGAATACAGCAAGAAGGAGAGTGTGGGCATGATAAATACACCGGTAGGCGCGAGGTCTGTGAAACTGCCTCGGTACGGCAGATTTATCAGCAATAGCCAATACCCGATGTTCTTGCGCGATTTTGACGAATTAGCAAGGCGAACCGGCGCGTGGTACAAGTCGTCGCTGGCCATGCGTAGTTCGCAAGAGGTTAATATGTTTGGCTAAATGATTGGTGGTTATGATTACGATTGTAGCAACTAATAAAACCTCTTTAGTATTGAATGGGTGCGCCACAAGTGGACTTAGCAGTCCGCTCGTTAAGAACAAGGTAGTGCGCATAATGACGTCGTCTTCAGAGTATACGGAGACTAATACGTGGAATCAGCAGCCGTCCAGCGGCCAGACCAACAACAACAACAATAAGGCCAATGGCTATCAGGTGCGTCCGGTCGTCGCATTAAGTGAAAAGAGGATAAGAGGGTGGATAGAAGCTTTCAATCAGTGCTGCTCTAACAAAATGACGAGCGAGCAATGTGTACTTTACAGACTACATGATACCAACCTACTACGGCTGATGGTAGAGTGTGAGAACTATGACTACACGCCGAAAACAAGCATTTGTTTCTGCGTGACGCGCCCGAAGCTGCGCGAAATCTTCGCGGCAAACTTCCGTGACCGCATTGTGCAACATTGGATATGTATGCGCATTGAGCCGTTGTTCGAGCGACGATACGCCGCGATGGGCGACGTTACATGGAATTGTCGTAAAGGCAAGGGTGTGAGGCTTGCGGTAGCTGCTTTAAGGCGAGATATTTTAGAGGTCTCCTGCAGCTATACGCGCAGGGCTTATGTAGGTAGATTTGACATAGCGGCATTCTTCATGAATATCGACATTCGCATATTAGAGAGGCTCGTAACGGCATTCGTGCGCAAATATTATCACGAAGACGATGTTGACCTGCTCATCTATCTGCTGACGGTTACTATCAGACATAGACCGCAGAGCAACTGTATAAAGCGCGGAGATTCGAGGTTGTGGGCTATGCTACCTACAGGCAAGACGCTATTCCTTCAGCCAGACTACCGCGGCATGCCTATCGGCAACATCACTTCGCAGCTTCTCGCAGGCTTCTACATGTCGTTCCTCGACGAATACATGATGGGCTTATGCAAGAGTGTAGGTGCGAGATACGAGCGTTTTGTTGATGATTTTGCAGTCGTCTGCAGTCGTAAAGCAGACGTGCTGATGCTGCGCGACAAGGCAGGTGTATTTCTACAGCGACACCTGAACTTGGAGCTGCACCATGACAAACAGTATATCCAGGACGTCACTCACGGCGTGTATTTCGTCGGAGCTTTCATAAAAATGGAGAGAGTGTATATTTCTAACCGCACCGTAGCCGGCTTTATTGAGAAGCTAAAAGAACTTGACGCGTATCTCGTAGGCATCAGACGTTTTGGTATTGACGAAGCTTATGCGCTTGATCATTACCTAATGTCACTGAACAGCTACATGGGCTTCTTTATCGACAAGGCAACGTATGCGTTGCGCCGTAGAGCAGTTAAACGATATTGCCCACGCCTTTTTGATTACTACGTAGTCAAAGGGCACTTCGAGGTGTTTAAAGTCAAAAGTAAATATTCTGTTTCAAATCTATTGTTAAAACAAGATGTGTATGGATAATATCAATGAGCGCGAGGACATCAGATTGCAGAATGACCTCGGCAGAAAAAAAGTGTCGGTCGTTGTCGGCAACGGCTACGACGAGAGTGTTGAACTCGAAGCAGGCGTGTGGAACTACGGCGCAATAGTCAATGCGCTTGTGCGCTTCAAGTATCCTGAAGACGCTGCAGAGGCTATAGCCTTCAACAGCCTTATGCTGATGCAGAACTCGGCAGCGGTGAGTGATGAAGAGGCAAGCGAGAAGCTGTCAGAGCTTGACGAGCTGCAGTGCTGGCGCGAGAAGTGCAAGGCGAGGGCGAAGGAGTTGCTTTCGCTTGGCGAAGAGATGAGACTGGAGGTGACGGCGTGACGAAGCTCAAAAAATGGGTGCCGATACAGCAGCTCCCAGATGGCTCGTGGCGTCTTTTTATCAAGATGGTACATATCGACTACGACTTCTTCGAGAAGACCGACAAGTATCACCAGGTGGACTACTTTCACAAGCCAACGCTTGACGATATCAAACGCACATGCCACAGGATAGCGATGAGCTATCTCGGAGAAATCAGCTATATTCCGGACACATTCGACTTCTCGCCATATATGGTTTATTGACAATATTCATTTTCAAATCACAAAATTGTAAAGTATGCGTAAAATAGAACTTATTATTATTCACTGCTCTGCGACACCGGAGGGCAAGGATTTCACTGTTGCCGACATTGATAGATGGCATCGAAATCGACACTTTGACGGCATCGGGTATCACTATGTAGTATATCGAGACGGCACTGTACACGAAGGTCGGCCGGTTGCCAAGGTCGGCGCCCATTGTGCAGGCCATAACGCCAACAGCATCGGTGTGTGCTATATCGGCGGTGTCGATGACAAACAGCAGCCAAAGGATACACGCACGCACGCTCAGCGCGACGCTCTTGTCAATCTGCTCATGCGTCTAAAGCGTCAGTATCCTGCCGCCGTCATACGTGGTCATCGTGACTTCTCAACGAAGGCGTGCCCGTCGTTCGACGCTACATCGGAGTACGCTGACATTTCTAAAATGTGATGTTTATGACAAAGTTCGACAGCAGCAATGCTTCAATAATGTCCGCAAACGAGTTTAATCAACGCGTGAAAGATTGGGGCGAGACAGTCCGTTCTCGCTCGCTCGGTACGCTTGTTGCGGAGACTAATGTGTATAGCGGCGAACTTCGGTCTCGACTGAAGTCTGCCACTAATACGGCGCGCGACGATGGCTTGGCTCACGCCGTAGCCTTCAAGTTTGTCCGCTACGGCGTATTCGTCGCCTACGGCGTAGGTAACGGTTATATCAGGCTCAATGGCAGAGTTGTGCGCGGTTCGCACAATCCGAACCGTCACGTTCCTCCAGGTCCGATTCGCCGAAGACCGGTAGATTGGCTTGACAAGAACGTCGAACAGCAGATGCAGGGCCTTGCAGACATCGCCGCCGAATACTATGGCGATCGAGCAGCCAAAGACGTGCTCGAACAAATAGACCGCGTGACAATTGTCAAAAAACAGCATTAAAAAAGGCAGGGAGCTTGATTTTTTAGCTCTCTGCCTTTTTTAGTGCTGCAGACCTTACCAACTGTGATTTTTTTGCAGATATTCTTTTGTTTTACCTGTAAACACCCATTTATTATCATCGTTGAGTATAAGGTCTTTTTCTTTCATTTTCTTACGTAACTCGGGGTCGTGTACGTCGTTTTTACAATATCGTGGCACCCATCGCCAATCACGGTACACCATATCCCGTTTCTTCATTTCCTGACATAGGAGTAGCGGGTAGCCGATGCTCAAGGCTTCCTTAAATTCGGGATATTTTCTGCCAAGGTCGTCATCACACATTTTATTAACTGCCTTGCCTGTGCTTCTCACGAGAAAAACAATTAGCAACACAACTACTAAAATCATGGCTTGTGTCTGAGTTAGATGATACATAATTGTCGTTTATAGGGTTATTTATAATTGCAGTAAAGTTAATGTTTTTTTTCGATATATGCAAGTTTTTGCATGCTTTAATTTGCGTCCTTTGCCAAGATGTTTTTATAGTCTATTTTTGTACCCGTTAATATTGTTTTTATGGCTAAAACTTATAATCGCACAGTCAAGGTTTTTATTGACGGCACAGAGGTAGAGGGTACTATCCCTGTTATCCAGAAGCGCATTCGTGAACTTACACGCGATGTCAAGAAGATGACTATCGGCACCCAAGAGTATAATGATAAAGTCAAGGAGATTGCACAACTCAATTCTATCCTTGCTGAGCACAAGCGTGCCGTGCGCGGTGTCGTTGAGGAGTCGCAGTCGCTCGGCAAGCGGCTCGGCAATTTGGCTGACTTTTTCAATAAGTGGTACTACTCCCTTCAGACAGGCCTCGATGCTCTCGGTGGTGCTACTACTAAAATCCGCCAAAGTGTCAATGATTACGCTGACATGGAAGAGTCGATGGCGGATGTACGCAAATACACTGGACAAACGGCGACACAAGTGCGCGAAATGAACGAGGATTTCAAGCGCTTGGATACACGTACGACTCGTGATCAACTTAACGCTCTTGCTGGTTCTGCGGGTCGTCTTGGTATCACCAACAAAAAAGCAATCGAAGAATTTGTCGATGGAGCTGATAAAATCAAAGGGGCACTTAAAGATGATCTTGGCCCAGGCGCAGTTGAAAAGGTAGGCAAGCTCGCACAAATGTTTGGTGAGGATAAAAAGAAGGGTTTGCGTGGTGCAATGCTTGCTACGGGTTCTGCGGTAAACGACCTTGCTCAATCTTCATCAGCTAACGCTGGTTACATTGTTGACTTTACCGCAGATCTTTCAGGCGTAGCTATTCAGGCTGGCATGACACAATCTCAGATTATGGGTCTTGCGTCTGCCCTCGACCAGAACATGCAGGAAGAGGCGACAGCTTCCACTGTATTCTCACAGTTGATTACAAAAATGTATCAGGAACCGGCACGTTTTGCTGCTCTTGCAGGTGTAGATGTCAAGAACTTCACCAATTTGCTAAAGACGGATGCTAACGAAGCTTTATTACGCTTCCTATCTGCCATGAAGTCAACTGGTGGTTTTGAAAAGATGGCACCGCTTTTTTCAGAGATGAAGCTTGAAGGCACACGTGCAGTTGGCGTCCTATCATCTGTTGCAACACATCTTGATCAGGTGCGCGAGGCACAAGCCGTTGCTAATGATGCGTACAGCAAAGGCACTAGTATTCTTGATGAGTTTGATGTACAAAACTCTACAGTTCAGGCTGGTATTGACAAGGCTAAAAAACAATTTCATGAACTAAGCATTGAACTTGGTGAGAAACTCTTACCACTTGTTCAGCACGGCATTACTGCAGGTTCTTTGCTCGTCAGAGTCATGAAGATTATATATCAAGTCGGTGAGTTTATTGCAAAACACGCCGTTGCAATATCAGCTGTGGCAGCTTCGCTAATGTTATACAATGGGGTGCTTACACTAACAATAATAAAAACCAAGTTATACAATGCTTACCTACGGGTTGCCATAGCTCTTGATACTGCATATAGAGCAACTATGACGCTCACACGTTCGGCAATGGTAGCTCTACATGCCGTATGGGCTTTGCTAACCAGAGGCGTGCAAGGCTACATCGTTGTAATGCGTGCTGCTCGTCTGGCGAGCCTAACAAACCCATGGACAGCTCTCGCGACGGTGCTTTCAGTTGTGGGCGTCGCCATATACTCTGCCACAAAAGCTTGGCAAGCGCACAAACAAGCCATACACGACAACCTTCAGGAGGTCAAAGAGGCTAACGCTATTAAAAAGCAGCAAGCCGAGATTGACAAGAGGGTAGCTGAGAGCCATATTGAGGAGAAGACACGCATTGCGCAGCTTAACAAAATTATCCATTCTAACGCTTTTTCCATTAATGAACGCAGGGCTGCCATCGCTGCTTTGCAGAGAATCGTGCCTTCGTATCATGCAAAAATCAAGAACGAGGGTAAGCTTTACGAGGAGAATGCTAATGCTATTGATGACTACATCAAAAAGCTTAATCAGGCTGCTATGGCGCAGGCTATCAACGAGCAGCAAGTTGATATAGCACGCGAAGAACTTGCGCTCAAGCTAAAAGAGCGGAAGATACGTTTTTCTATTAAATCAGTAAATGCAGAAATTGAGGCTCATCCTGAAGTTTACAAAGAGTACAAGTATCATTCTGGTGGTCGGACGACAAGGGGCGTTTCGGCTGCGCTAGCTCAGAAAGAGCGGGAGCGAGGCATTCACGAAGGCCGTTTAAATGCGAACCTGAGCCAACAGAGAGTTCTCGCTGCGCGAAAGAGGGCCTTAGATAAGACTGTTAATGGTGACAAAGAACTGAGAAGTGCGCTTGCAAGCGTGGTAACAGATGGCGGTTCTGAATCTTTGGGTAAAAACAATGACAACAAACCCGGCCATTACGTCTCGTCATCGCACAAAAGCACCAAGCCTGACCCTGAAGTCGAACGCCAAAAGCTCGTTCAGAAAAAACTCGACTCTATCACTGTAGAGTACGAGAACAAACGCACACAGGCCAAGCAAGCTTACCTCGACGGTTCTATTGCCACACAAGAAGACTATAACCGTAAGGTTGAAGACCTTGAGCTCGAAGAGCTTAACAAAAAACTTGAGGTCGCTGGTCTTGAGCCGAAGAAGCGTGCCGAGATAGAAAAGAAGATTCTTGACTACAAGGTGAAACTTTACGACCAACTCCACGAAATTGAGCAGTCATTCGGTGATACCGAGGCGGAGCAGCTCGCCCATGAGCTCGACACTATTAAGCAAAAGTACGACCATGACCTCGCGCTACTTGAGAATCTTCATGACAAGAAGATTATCAGCGAGGAGGTTTACCAGGCAGACCTTAAGAAGCTTAAAGAGCGGTTTACGGCAGAAACTGACAAAGCCAACAAAGAGTCGAACAGCAGGCTCATCAGTGATGCGAAGACAACATTTGACGAGCTTATGGAGAGTCAACGCAAGACCAATGTTAAAGCAGGCTATCTCGACGAGCAGAGTCAAGAGAATAGATCAAAGGCTTGGCAAGGGTACCTTCAGAAACTCCTCGATGGAACAAAACTTACTGCCGAACAGCGCCAAGCTATTCAGCAGGAGATAGACAACACAGAGCTCGAGCAAACAGAAGCCTCCCTTAAACGCAAGCAAGAGCTTACGCAAAAATACAATGACATCATCTGTGAGGCTATCGTATCTGCAGGCCAGCAGCTCGGAGAGCAGATGAGCAAAGTTCTTCAAGGCGAGAGAGCTCAATTTAAAGATTTCCTGCGTGGTATTCTGTCTTTAATCATTGATGCGCTGGAGAAAACCATTCTTGCGGCACGTGCGGCTTCCATAGCCAAGAATGTCAGTACCCTTGGAGCTGCGGGTCTTGCTAAGGCTGCTGTCGAGACGGCGCTTATCACGGCTGCTTTTGAGATGGCTAAAGCAGCCGTTGGTAGCTTCGACACTGGCGGCTTTACTCCTGCCGGTCCGTGGGATAAACCGCAAGGCATTGTGCACTCCAACGAGTTTGTAGCGAACCGATTTGCTACAGCGAATCCAAATGTTATGCCAGTGCTCAACCTCATCAATGAGGCGCAGCGCTCTGGCAGCGTGTCGCGTCTGTCGTCTGAAGATATCGCCGCCGTGGTGCCAGGTTCTTCGCAGTTTGTGCCTCGTAGAGCTGTTGCCGGTCAAAAGGCCGTCGCTGCTACAGCGGCGCCTGATACGTCTGCCGTCACAACGGTTCTCTCTCGCATCGTACGCTCACTTAATAATATCGACAAGCGATTCTCTACTCCCATTGTCGCCGAGACCTATGCTACGGGCAAGCATGGCACAATAGAAGCAGAGCGCTTGGTGAATAAAATGAAGTCTAACGTTAGCAGACAAAGAAAATGATAAAGCTATTTATTGACGGCAGCGAGGTTCACCTCGCTGCTGACATATCCTTGGAGTTCTACGACCGCAACCCCTTCTTCACCTCCGAAGGCCAACACACCCTCGACATCGACATATCACTTGATGATCCTCAAAATGCGGTCATATATAATGCTATCCATCGCATTGATATTGCGAAGCATCCACAAAACCGCTCAGCGATACTTTACTGTGAGAAGGGTGTTATCATCAAGGGCACAGAGATAATTCTTGAGATAAGCGACCGCAATGTAAAAATACAGATCGCTGCCGGTAACTCAGAACTAAATTTTCTTACTGGCAGCGACAAATACATCCGTGACCTCGACCTTGGCGGTATTGACGAGCTGAGCGAATCTATCGCTCAAGACTCTCTGTATGCTTCATACCCGACATTCGACTTCGTTTGTTGCCCCGTCGTCGCTAAAGCTAAGCTCTTCGGTCAAGGCGTCAATGAGCTCGCAGCCAGCTCCGAGGTTTATAACGAAATCAACAAGACCGAGGGCGCGACCTCAGTTACTATTAAAAAAGGCACTACGCTATGCCCACAGCCTTATCTTGCCGCTATTGTTCGACGCGTCATTACCGCCCTCGGGTACAATATCGCCAGCAATATCCTCGGCTCGCACAAGGAGCTGAGCAAGCTCATCTTTGTGCATGGCTACAAGACTCTAAAGTACAACGAGATGGTCGAGAACTGGAAGGTGTCGGACTTTATTTCAGAGGTCGAGAAGCTGTGCGGCGTGAGGTTTCTTGTTGACAATAATACTAAAAATGTAGAAATTCAAACGTTGCGCAGCTATTATAGCGCTACGGCAGTTGAGATCGTCAATAGTGCCGATATTGTCGGTAGTGTTGATAAAAAATACGACCAAGACCCACCAGACGACGTCACTTACCACAACGTGAGCTACAAGTTCCCCAACACTCCCATCTATAAGCGCTATGCTCTTGACGCTGACTTCGCGCAAAAGATAGAGTACGTCAAATGCCCTCACAAACAAGCTAAATACGACATGTACTATTTCGAACTTTGGGATGTTTGGTCGCACATCTTAGGCGGTGATCCGGAGTTCGACAAGCGCGGCGCTCCGCCGCAGAAAGTCGTGGATTCATACCATTCAATGACGGCATATTATAATAGAGGCTTCTTCCTTAACGGGGCAGACCCTTCTAACATACAAGCGGTAGATTTCGAATTTCCCTTCGCTGTTTGGTCGGTGGATTCTGATTTTACAAATTTGGCGATGATTAACCAGTTCGGGCCGCGCGTCGATGAGTCCAATACAGATAAAACCGAACTTAAAATAGTTCCTATCGAAAATGTATTTTCGCAGTTGCGTAACTACTATAGCTACCCGATGCCGATCGTAGAGAATGGTGACGGCGATGTGGGTACTGTTGTCGACGAAAATGAGGGCAAGGGTGTTGCTGAGCGCTTGTTTAGCGACACTTCTGAAGCGTCAGCTAAAGACAACATGTACGTGGGCTTTTACATGGGGGTTAGCAAATTTGAGGTTATAGGCGAGATTCGCGACAACCATTATCCAGTCGTGCCCGTCACTATTAACAGCCGCTTGCAGGTTCGCACCAGACGTGATGCCGCTCATTCATACCCCTTCTGGGAGCATCAGACCGTGCGTATTGTCAAAGCTGACGGCAACTACGACCTCTCCATAAATTCGAGTACCGGCATGTATAATACATACTGGTCTACAAATGTCGATGTTGACCTGACGACGGTTTACACTATACGCTTCCGCACTGTGCAGCGTCGTGATGTGCGCCGCATATTCAATATCGCAAACCAAAAGTTCTACTGCCAACAGCTCAAATATGAGGTCGTTGACGGCGAACTATCAGATGTTGTAGAGGGCACGTTCTATCCCCTTAAGTAGTCCGTGCCCTCCAGCTTTCAAAAGTCGCCGTCGTAGTCTTTCAACGTAGCATTCGCACGCTTCATGTCATGCGGCACATAGATATTTGTTATATCAATGCTTGAGTGTCGCGCTTGATCACGCACAGATACGGTATCCACATGCTGCCTGAGCATGTTAGTGATGCCAGTGTCTTTAAGTGAGTAGAACTTGTACCGCTCCGGGAACTTCAAGTCGCGCCTTACATGGTGTAGCCAATAGTCGCGGAAGCTCTTCTCGGAGCGGTATTCCGCCCCGGGCTTAAAATCATTGGAGAAGAGGTAATAACTGCCAGGGCTATTGAACACGCCCAGCTCTACCATCAGCAGCAATATCTTCTTCGGTAAGGTCACAGCAGCGTCGGCGTGGTTCTTGGCGTTGTCACCATGCACGAGTATCAGCTGCTTCTTGATGTTGATATCTTCAATCTTCAGTAACGACATCTCACGCGGACGCAAGAACGTATAATATAATATGTATGTAGCCAAAAGATAGTGGCGGTTATTCTTCTCGAGATATTCTTTTAATCGCTGCAGATTGCGCTCATCTATCGTATCGCGATTTTTGAAGCGTGCGCTGCGCATAACCATCTGAAACCCTTCAGTCGGGTTCTTTGGCACGTACGACCTTTGCACAAGATACTTCGCGAAGGTCTTTATCCATGCCAAGTAATTATTACGTGTCTGCAGGGTATTGTTGCGCTCGACAAATACGTAGTCCAGAAACTTGCCGACTACGCGCCGGTCAAACTGATATATATAATGTACATTCTTGTCGGCTATCCAGTCCTTCAACACCTTCATGTAGCTCATGTAGCTTGCTACTGTCTCCATGCGATAGCCGTTTTCTTTGGCCATTTTCGCTAACCATTGCTCGTATTTAAGCACGACATCATCCCATAGCGTGTATTCCGTTGGACTTACAGCCTCTATCCACGGATTCCACCCATCGAGCAGCTTTTCCGTTAAGTGCTGCATTATCTGCCGTGCCTTCTCCCTTTGCAGCCGCTTACTCTTTATGCGGCCAAGCATTATTTTCTTGAGCTTCATTTTCCCCGTTTCCGGACAAAATGCCGTAAACGATACATAACACTCCGACGCCTGATGAAAGACCGGTGGAGTCCAGCCCTTCAA